GTTTCCACTTCAATATTTGCAATCACGATTAAGAACAACAGACCCAGAAATAAAACCTTATATTCGGTGTACTGCAAACCCCGGTGGAGTTGGTGGACATTGGGTGAGAAAAAGATATCTTGACCCTAGTCCTCCTAATGAAGCATTCAAAGGACCAGATGGTCTAACAAGAAAATTTATTCCTGCAAGATTGGAAGACAATCCATATCTATCAGAAGATGGTAGGTATGAAAAGATGCTTGAGTCTTTACCTCCAATCCAAAGAAAACAATTACTAGAAGGTAATTGGGATGTAGCAGAAGGTGCAGCATTTGTTGAGTTCAATCCAGAAATCCATGTTATACCTCCTTTTAAAATACCAGTCCATTGGATGAAGTATAAAGGAATTGACTATGGCTATGCTGCCGAGTCTGCTTGTGTATGGGCAACAATAGACCCAGATGATGATACATTAATTATTTATCGTGAACTTTATAAAAAAGGTTTAACAGGCGAAGACTTAGGTAACATGCTTACTGAGTATGAACGAGAAGACCATAAAAGTATTCAAGGAGTATTAGATACTGCAGCTTGGAACAAGACAGGTGTGGGAGGACCAACAGTAGGAGAGACATTGGTCCGAGCAGGACATAAGTTAAGACCAGCAGATAAAAATCGAATTCAAGGAAAGATACAGATACACGAGTATCTTAAACAAAATAAAACAACAGGAAGACCAAGACTACAAATATTTTCTAACTGTGTAAATTTAATTAGAGAGTTACAAAGTATTCCTGTTGACCCTAACAAACCGGAGGATGTAGATACTAAAGCATCAGACCACGCATATGATGCACTTAGATATTTAATAATGTCGAGACCTCAAAAACCTTCGGCTTATAGTCAGATGAGAGAAATAAAAAGATTTACACCATCTGACCCAACTTTCGGATATTAATTATGGATGGAGATAGTGACGATATGTTCTTAGCAAATTTAAAAATGAAATCAAACATTATAGAAAGTTTAAAGTCCCATGCAAAAGGACATATAGATAAACATAAAGCTAATGTTGAAGTATTATTACAGAACCCTGCAGGTGTAGCAGAACATCCAGATGTAGTTGAAACAATTGAAAAAGAATTAGAGATAATGGCAAAGTATGACGACCAATTAAATATTCTTGATAAGTACTTCAAGTAATGCCAACATATACATTTAAAGATTTAAAAACTGGCGAAGAGTTTGATAAAGTCATGTCGTATGAAGACATGCTCAAATATAAAAAGAAAAAAGATATTGAGTATGTTATCAAACCATTTAAAGTATTTAGATTAAATGATATGGGTGGACCAGAAGATAGTTTTAGAGAATGGTGCAGACAACCAGAAACAGATATAGATACTAGTAAGTCTAAGAACTTTAGAAATTCAAAGAAAGAATATTTATACAGTAATGCCAAAGACAAGTAACCCAATAATTATAGGTGACAAAGAGTACCACAAGTATTTAATAATTTGGGAGGATATTTGCGGGGATTCAACGATTACTGATTTTAATGAGTTTAGTAAGATGTCAGTAGCTAAAATTAATACAGAAGCTTATATATTTAAGAAAACTGACAAGTATGTATGGAGTTTTGCATCATATCAGAATGATAATGGTGAAGTAGCTTTTGGGGATAGAAATGTATATCCTCGAAGTGTAATAAAGAAAATGATTAAGATTTAACTTGACAAAAGCATCAAGTAGGTGTATAATAAAGGTATAACTAGATATGGTAGATTACAAAGACACAACTGAACCTAAAGACGAAGAAAACCAAGAAAAACAACAAGAAAGTAATAGATTAGCTTCTTTTGTTTATGACAGGTTTATTACTTCTGAACGAGCAAGGCAATCTGATGAAGACAGATGGCTTGAAGCTTTTCATAATTACAGAGGTCAGTATTACAAGAATGTTCAATTTAGAGAACATGAGAAGTCAAGAGTCTTTGTAAAAGTAACTAAGACAAAAGTTTTAGCTGCATATGGACAATTAGTAGATGTATTGTTTTCTGCTAATAAGTTTCCAATATCAGTAGAAGAAACAAAAGTACCAGAGGGTGTGTCTGAATATGCTCACCTTAATCCTGTAGGAGAAAACTTACAAAACTCTGGACCAAGTATTGAAGGCGGTGCAGACCAATCACAACCATCAATGTCACCAGAGCAAATGTCTTTGGTTGGATTTGAAGGTGATGGTAGAGAGTTACCAAAGGGTGCAACATTTACTGGACTTCAAGAAGATAAAGAATTTTTAGGTTCACTTAAGAATGAACTAGGAGATGAAGCTGTTAAAGAAGGTTCTGCTCCATTGCCAGAGATGGCACAAATAAGACCTGCTACTACACTAGCAAGACGAATGGAAAAATTAATCCATGATGAGATTGATGAGTCTAGTGGGTCACAAGAATTAAGAAACGCAATCTTTGAATCTGTTTTATTAGGAACAGGTATTATCAAAGGTCCTTTTACTTTTAATAAAACTTTACATAGATATGTTAAGAATGAAGATGGTACAAGAAGTTATCAACCAGAACAAGTAAAAGTACCTAGACTAGAATTTGTAAGTGCATGGGATTTTTATCCAGACCCAAATGCAAAGACTATTGAAGAATGTGAATATGTTGTACATAGACACAAGCTAAATAAAAATCAATTAAGAGATTTATTAGACAGACCTTTCTTTGATAAAGAAGCAGTACTAGAAACTTTACAAGATGGTCCTAACTATCGTAACAGAACCTTTGAAACACAAATCAAAGCAGAAGATGATGCGAACACAACTGAGACAGATAGATTTGAAGTACTAGAGTTCTGGGGTTGTGTAGATAAAAAAGTTTTAGAAGATGCTCAGATATCTATTCCAGAAGGAATGGATGATGAGAAAGAAATGCAAATCAATGCATGGGTAACTGAAAACAGAGTGTTAAGAATGGTAGTCAATCCATTTAAACCTTACAGAATACCATACAACGCATTTCCTTATGAGAAGAACCCATATAGTTTCTTTGGTATTGGTGTACCAGAGAATATGAAAGATGCTCAACAAATTATGAATGGTCATGCAAGAATGGCTATTGATAATTTAGCTTTATCAGGTTCACTTGTTTTTGATGTTGATGAGTCAGCATTAGTAGCAGGACAAAACATGGATGTATATCCGGGCAAAATATTTAGAAGACAAGCAGGTATGCCGGGTCAAGCTATTCATGGATTAAAGTTTCCAAACACATCAACTGAGAATATGATGATGTTTGATAAGTTTAGACAGTTGGCAGATGAGTCAACAGGAATACCTTCTTACTCTCATGGTCAGACAGGTGTTCAAAGTATGACAAGAACAGCTTCTGGTATGTCAATGTTATTATCAGCAGCAAACTTAAATATAAAAACTGTTGTAAAGAATTTAGACGATTTCTTATTAAAACCTTTGGGCGAAGCATACTTCCAATGGAACATGCAGTTTTATGAAGGAGACTTAGCAATTGAGGGAGACCTTGAAGTTAAGGCAACAGGAACATCTTCTTTAATGCAAAAAGAAGTTAGGTCACAAAGACTTACAATGTTCTTACAAAGTGTACAGAATCCTGCGATTGCACCATTCGTCAAGATTCCAGAATTAATAAAAGAACTAGCATATACATTAGACCTTGACCCAGAGACAGTAATCAATGACCCTAATGAAGCAGAAATATATGCTAAGATTATAGGACTACAGAATGCAAGACAGAACCAATCAGTTGGTGGAACAGATAGTCCAGAGTCCCCAATGGACACACCTCAAGGAGTACCTAACCAATCTCCAACACCAGACAACTCGGGAGTTGGCAATGGCACAATCGGAACAGGAGGTGTTCCGCAAACAGGGGAAATGGAATTTACTGGAACAGTTAATCCAACTGGACAAAACTAATAAACTTAATAAACAGGAGAAATAACTATGCCAATGGGAAAAGGAACTTATGGAAGTAAAGTAGGAAGACCATCTAAAAAGAAAATGGCACATGGCGGAATGGCACATGGCAAAAAGAAAAAAATGATGGGTGGCGGAATGATGAAAAAGAAAATGATGTATGGTGGTATGGCATCTAAAAAGAAAAAGTAATTTACAATGGCTACTAAAGAGTTAAGAAATCAAATGGATGGGTTTATGAAACCCGCAACAGCAGAAGCACCAACTATGGGATTGTATGATGTTAATACTCCTCAAAGTGTGCGTGAAGGAACTCCATTAAGATTATTTGACAAAGAAAGAGCAAGATATAAAACAGGTGATGTTGTAGAAGATAATTACAACAGAGCATTAGCAGTTTATAGTGCAATGAAAAATGCAAATGAACCAGATGCAAAAATAAAAGAAAGAATTGGTGAACTCCAATATAATAAAATTATTATGAATAAAGCAAATGTTAAGAAAGCTGCCACAGGTGGTTTAATGGGTGGTGACCCTAGACTTGGAAGAGTAGAAGATGTTGGATATCAAGCTTATAGTAAAGGTGGCTTAACAGATTATGAATTAGTCCAATTAAAAAACATGGGCTATGATGTAAAAAAATTTGGTATAGAACACTATGGTGGTTCAAATGTTTTAAAAGATGTTTTAAAAGTAAATAAATATGCTGAAGGTGGAGAAGTAGAAGATAAAGGTATGACAATACCAGAACTTTCACCAGAAGCAGAAACTTCTTTAGAAATGCAAATGGAAGAAGCAATGCCAGAAGGCGAAGAAGATGATATGAATGTTGAAGCACAAGTTGATACATCTGTTTTAGATTCAGAAGAAGAACAATTATTAGAAGAAGTTATTGAAATGCATCCGGGTATAATGGATGTTATTGTTAAATTAACAACAAAAGAATTCACCGGTTCTGGAGAAGTAGATGGACCGGGAACAGGAACTTCAGACTCGATACCTGCAATGTTATCAGATGGTGAGTTTGTATTCACAGCAAAAGCAGTTAAGCAAATTGGTGTGGACAGACTTAGAAAACAAATGAGAGCAGCAGAAGAAGAGTATGATAACAGTATGGCAGTTCAAGATTCTCAAATGGAATCTGGACAACCCATGATGGCAAAAGGTGGATTATTATCTACCAATAAGTATAATATATAGAGCTACCCGGGCAATCACCTAGGCACTCTATATCGGCTACTTTGCAATACGCAAACCCCAAACAAGAAAGGTGATTAAAAATGGTTGAAAGTAATGCAGACACTTTACTGAAAAGTAAAGCTACTCAGCAGAGTAATGAAACAGAAGCAAATCCATATAATGCTAAAAAGGATTATATTGATTATGAACAAATGAAGGCAAATGCAAATAAAGAATTTGCAGATGCTAACACGATAGCGGTTAAGAAGGACCAACCAAAAGTTGTTGTTGATTCAATGCAGTCAACAGAAACTGAGGAAGACACTCCGGAAGAACAAGCTGACAAACCTTATCAAAAGGTTGACTACAAAAAAAGATATGATGACCTCAAGAAACACTATGATGGTCGTGTTAATTCTTTTAAGTCGAGAGAAGAGGAACTACTAGCAGAAATTCGTGCTAATAGACCTAAATACAAAGCACCTAAAAGTGCAGAGGAAATCGAAGCTTTTAAGAAAGAATACCCAGATGTTTATGGTGTTGTTGAAACAGTCGCACATCTTAGAAGTTCTAAGGAAACAGAAGATTTAAAACAAGAGATTAAACAACTCAAAGAATTAAATCAAACTGTTAACAAAGAAAAAGCAGAAGCTAAACTAGCGAGATTGCATCCAGACTTTGAACAAATTAGAGAGTCGGATGAGTTTCATAGTTGGGCGGAAAGTCAACCCGAAGCAATTAAGGGATGGGTTTATGGTAATGCTACAAATGCAGAACTTGCTTCGAGAGCAATAGACTTATTCAAACAGGATACCGGCAAGTCAAAATCTAAACCAGAATTATCTGGCGATTTAGTTGCTG